GGTTGCATAAAGCAATTAAACCACTCAATCAATTAATGATGATTGAGGATTCTCTTGTTATCTACAGACTTTCTAGAGCACCTGAAAGAAGAATCTTTTACATTGATGTTGGCAATCTGCCTAAAATTAAGGCAGAACAATATCTTAGAGATGTGATGATGCGTTATAGAAACAAGTTAGTCTATGATGCAAACACTGGTGAAATCAGAGATGATAAAAAACACATGTCTATGATGGAGGACTTCTGGTTACCTAGAAGAGAAGGTGGCAGAGGCACTGAAATCACTACACTTCCTGGTGGTCAAAACCTTGGTGAGATCACTGATATTAACTACTTCCAGAAAAAACTTTACAGATCACTAAATGTTCCTGAAACAAGAATTCAGGGAGAAGGTGGTTTCTCACTGGGTAGATCATCTGAAATCCTGAGAGATGAAATTAAGTTTTCCAAGTTTGTTGGAAGAATGAGAAAGAGATTTTCTCATATGTTCCAGGATCTTCTCAAGACACAACTTATCCTTAAAAATGTTGTGACTCCTGAAGATTGGGAGTTAATGTCTGATCATATTCAGTATGACTTCCTCTATGACAATCACTTTGCTGAACTCAAAGAGGCAGAACTTACTACTGAAAGACTTAATCTTGCTGCACTTGCTGAACCTTATGTTGGTAAGTATTACTCTAATGATTATGTAAGACGTAAGATCTTACGTCAAACTGACATGGAGATTGAAGAGCAAGATGCATTGATTGAAAAGGAAATCAAAGATGGTGTCATCCCTGATCCAAGTGCAATGCCTATTGATCCAGCAACTGGTCAACCAATGCCACCTGCACCTGGTGATACAACAGGTGGTTTAATGGGTGCAACTCCTCAAGCACCTGAGGTTGATGAGGCAAAGTTTGAAACACCCAGTGGTGGGGAAATATAAATAAATTTATTGTAACTTATACAACATGGAAGAATTAATGGATCTTTTGGTGAAAGATGAATCACCAACACAAATCAGTGATGCCATCAAAGACATGCTTTATGCCAGAACTGCAGAAAAAGTTCAAACTGCAACTCCTGGAATTATGAATAGTGTATTTGATGGTGAAGAAGTTTCTGCTGAGGTTGAATCACCAGAACAAGAAGAGAACTAAATACATTAACAGGTCTGTTGTAATTAAAAGTAATGGCGAGCGCACTAAAGGCAGTTGGGTCTAATCAAACAATAACCACTGGTACTTCACCAGCATCAACCACTGCAATTTCTCAACAAACTGATACTCTCAGAATTGTTGCAGAATCTGTTGGGGTTCATGTTGCAATTGGAGCTAATCCAACTGCTACCACAGGTGATATCTATGTTGGTACATCTGGTGGTGATGAAAAAATTAGTCTTGGTCCTGTAGCATCTCAAAGAGTTGTAGGTGTTACAACTGGTGCCACAACTACTATTGATTTTCCTGAGGGTACAGGTTGTCCTTTTGGTGTGGGTGATGCAGTTTCATTAACTGCAACTGGTCAATCATATTATGATTTTAGTCATAAAACAATTGCAAGTATTAATAATACTGCTGGTGTTGCTGGTTACTTTGGTACAAGAATTGTTGTTAATCACAACTCATCTGGAATTGTAACAGCATTTGCTCCTGATTATGCTGACCTGAGAAGGTCATTTAAAGTATCACTTAGAACCGCTGCTGGCAGTGGTAAAGCGTTCGTACAACAAGTTCAAGTCTCCTGAGGTCACAAATGAAACTAATCAGAGAAGAAATCGAATCTGTTGACTTCATTGTAGAATCTGTTGGTGGAAAGAAGTCAATGTTTATTGAAGGCATCTTTCTACAAGGAGACCTTCAAAATAGAAATGGAAGAATGTATCCTATGAGCGTCCTGAGAAAGGAAGTTCAAAGATACAATGAAAACCATGTTAAGTCAGGAAGAGCATTAGGAGAACTGGGTCACCCAGAAGGTCCTACTGTAAATCTTGACAGAGTATCCCACAAGATTGTATCACTCAGAGAGAGTGGTTCAAACTTCATTGGTAAAGCTAAACTCCTGAGCACACCAATGGGTAAGATTGCACAGTCACTTATTGATGAGGGTGTAAAACTGGGTGTTTCATCTAGAGGTATTGGTTCACTGAAACCTACCAGAGAAGGAGTAAACATTGTAGGTGATGACTTCATGTTAGCAACTGCTGCTGACATTGTTGCTGATCCTTCTGCTCCTGATGCTTTTGTTGAAGGCATCATGGAAGGTAAAGAATGGGTATGGGATGGTGGTGTTCTTAGAGAACAACTTGCTGCCAAAACATACAAAGAGATCAATACTTTAGTTGATCAAAAACAACTTGATGAACAAAAACTGGAAGTTTTCAATAATTTCCTCAATAGCCTTTGATATAAAAGGTTTTAATTTATAAATAAATATAGTTTAAAACAGGCAATCGGAGAGTTTCAAAATGTCTCGTGGAGATCTACAAGAAATGGAAGTAAAGACACAGCAATCCAAAACTGCGGTAAACTCTGGTGCTAAGGCTGGAGACCCAATGGATTCATCTCAGGCTGGTTCTTATGAGGATCTTGGTGGTCCTTCACCTGAGAACTATAAGCCAGATGATGATTCTGCTAAGCTTAAAGAACCAAAAATCAAAACCGTTGCTGACGTAGTCAACAAGGGTGCTAAGAAAGCAGATGCTATGCAGAAAATGTCTAAGGAAGAAACAGAAACAACTGAGGAAGTTGTAGCAGAAGAGGAAGTTTCTACTGAAGAAGTAGTTGCTGAATCAGAAGAAACAACTGAAGAAGCATATGACATGGATGAAGATGTCAATGCTCTCCTTGGTGGTGAAGAACTCTCCGAGGAGTTCAGAGAGAAAGCAAAGGTTGTCTTTGAAGCTGCTCTGAATTCAAAAGTAAAAGAAATCCAGGAAGCCCTGGAAACACAATATGCCACTCAACTGGAAGAGGCTAAGGAAGAACTTAAGACCTCTCTGGTTGAAAGAGTTGACTCATATCTTGAGTATGTCTGCGAAGAGTGGATGACTGAGAATGAGTTGGCTGTAGAACATGGAATTAAATCTGAAATGACTGAGAGTTTCCTCTCAGGCATGAAGAATCTTTTTGAAGAACATTATGTAACCATCCCTGAAGATAAATATGATGTGCTGGAAAGCATGGTAGAAAAACTTGATGACATGGAGACCAAGCTCAATGAGCAAATTGATAAGAACATTGGTCTGAACAAGAGACTCGCTGAGTCTTCTGCTCAAGATGTTCTGACTCAAGTTTCTTCAGGTCTTGCAGAGACCCAGAAGGAGAAGCTCGCCTCACTTGCTGAAAGTGTAGAGTTTGAAAGTGAAGAAGAATATCGTGAAAAGCTGGAAACTCTGAAGGAGTCATACTTCTCCAGAACAGCTCCTGCTGCAAAGACCCAATCTACTCAAACTCTCTCTGAGGGTGTAGATAGCACCAATGCTGAGGTCTCCTCAACAATGGAAACCTATCTGAGAAGCCTGGGTGCTTTCAAGCAAAACTGAATTTAATATTAATTCAAACTGTAAACAATCCCCTTTAGGTAAAGCAAATGTTCCAATCTGAGCATCTGCAGGAAAAGTGGGCACCTCTCCTGGACTATGAAGGTCTTGATTCAATCAAAGACAATCACAGAAGAGCTGTAACCGCAGTCCTGCTGGAAAACCAAGAAAAGTTTTTAAGAGAAGAGAGTGCGTTTAATTCAGGTATCAACCTGATGGAAACGCCAACAATGGCAGGTAATGCTGCTGGTCAACCAACTGGTAACCCCGCTACAACTGCTGGCTTTGGTGCTAATGCCACTGCTGCTGGTCCTGTTGCTGGTTTTGACCCTGTTCTGATCTCTCTGATCAGACGTGCAATGCCTAACCTGGTTGCATATGATCTGGCTGGTGTTCAGCCAATGTCTGGTCCTACTGGACTGATCTTTGCAATGCGCTCCAGATATGAAGGTCAATCTGGCACTGAAGCATTCTTCAATGAGCCTGATTCTGGATTCTCTGGTCAGGATGATGGCTTCAACCTGGAAGGTGGCATGGCTGATAAAGCCACTGGTCTGGGTACAACTGGTCAAGTTGGCACCAACCCATCTGTACTTAACCCTGTTGGTTCAGGTGGTTCAAACACTGACTACAATGTTGGTCAGGGTATGGCAACTGGTGATGCTGAGAACCTGGGCAATGGTACAGGTAATCAGTTCAATGAGATGGCCTTCTCTATTGAGAAAGTCACTGTAACTGCTAAGTCCAGAGCACTCAAAGCTGAGTACTCCTTGGAACTGGCACAAGACCTGAAGGCAATTCATGGTCTGAATGCTGAAGCAGAACTTGCTAACATTCTCTCCACTGAGATCCTTGCTGAGATCAACAGAGAAGTTATCAGAACTATCTACAAGTCTGCTGAGCAAGGTGCTGTCTCCAACGTAGCAACTGCTGGTCAGTTTGACCTGGATGTTGACTCCAATGGTAGATGGTCTGTTGAGAAGTTCAAGGGTCTTCTGTTCCAAATTGAGAGAGATGCTAATGCAATCGCTCAAAGAACAAGAAGAGGAAAGGGCAACATTGTCATGTGCTCTGCTGATGTAGCATCTGCACTGACCATGGCTGGTATCCTGGATTATACCCCTGCCCTGAATGCAAACCTGAATGTTGATGACACTGGCAACACCTTTGCTGGAACCATCAATGGTAAGTTCAGAGTTTACATTGACCCATATTCTGCTAACCTGGCTGCTAACAACACTGCTAGCAACTCTGGTAACCAGTACTATGTTGTTGGTTATAAGGGTTCCTCCCCTTATGATGCAGGTCTGTTCTACTGCCCATATGTACCTCTGCAGATGGTACGTGCAGTTGGAGAGAACACCTTCCAGCCTAAGATTGGCTTCAAGACCAGATATGGTCTGGTTGCTAACCCCTTCGCTGAAGGCACCACTCAGGGTCTTGGTAGACTCAAGGTCAACAGCAACAGATACTACAGAAGAGTCCTGGTCAAGAACCTCATGTGATTCTTCCCCATATCTGGGATTACAGGCACCCCAAAAGGGGTGCCTTTTTTATTATAAGAATAAATAGTCAAAAACATTATGGCTTCAAGGTCAGAAGTAAGAACAAGACAAGCAACTAGAAGTACAGTTGCTTCTCTAACAAGAAATGATCTTCAGAACAGGAATTTCTTGCAACCTCAGGGTTTTAGATTCCAGGTTGCTAGAGCACCTAAAGTGACGTTCTTTGGTAATTCAGTGAATATTCCTGGCATTACTTTGAGAACCACCACTCAAACAACTCCTGGTCTAAAGGACATTGACCTTCCAGGAGAAATCATAGATTTTGAGGATCTTACTCTTAGATTCTTAGTAGATGAAGATCTTCAAAATTATCAAGAAAT